TCTCATAGTCACCAGACTTAGTCAAAAACGGATTATCAGAGAGCTTTGCAGGAATAAATCGACGCTTAAATAGCGGCTGTCCCTGTTTGCTGTGCCCTTCTGGGTAGGTCATCACATCGCCAGTGTCGATGTCAGTAGCCCAGAACGCTTCACCGGGTGGTGAAGGGTCAATGAACATCTTCTTAACCCATGCATGCCCTCTGTTGCCGGGGTTTGTAGACGCTCTCATATACACAGGCAAGTCAGACGCCGATGTACGAAGACGAGAACGCATGTAGTTCCACGCAAACGGTGTTGCCCACTGTGTCAATTCGTCAAAACCAATCCAGCTAAACGACAAACCTTGATAGCGAAGCACATCTTCGTCTCTATCAAGGTAGGACATCCACAGCCTGCCACCACCCGGCACTTCCCATTGAAACTTACGCTCACTCCATTTGATGCCGGGAATGATTTTGGGATAGAGTTCTTGAGACTTCCACACCAGTTCTCGTAGTTCTTCTGTGGTGTGACGAAGAAGCAGCCCAGAAAACTGCGGATGCGTGATGTAGCGCAGAGGGTCTGCAAGCATCGCATAGCTCTTGCCACCGCCTGCAGCACCCCCATACAGCACCTCACGCTCAGAAGACGCTAGAAAGGCTGTCTGAGGCCCTGCATTGGGCTTGAAGATGACGTTCTGCAGCGCAGCATCATTCAATTCGCTCTGGGATTGGGTGTCGCTCGTAGAGACTGAGATATGGCTCTTGATCGAAGAAGGCTGTTTTGTCTTTTTTGCCGAGGGTGGTTTCGAAGGCTTTTGCCTTTTCGAGCGCGTCTTTGTATCTGCTGGCAAGGGCAACATAGAAATTGTATTTATGCTTTCGCCGTCTTTCATCTCTAAGTCGTTTCCTTAACCCGTCGCCAGATATTGAGCGTCCTGTTTGCTTTGTAAGCCAGTTTGCAACCTGCTGAAATGTATATCGTTTGCAATATTGTTCAGCAATCTTTAGAGCATCAAGCTCTTTTGGTATTGGGACATACCAATTTGGATCGGATGGCTCAACATAATATCCAAAGGGAATGAGCATCCCTTTTCTAAGTCGTGGTATCTTGACGTATTCGGTGCGCTCTACAGGTTGCGGAAGAAGCCAGTGTCCTAAATCTCTAGTCATTGTCCTTCGGAGGCAAAATCATAATACCACCACTCGACTGCACCTCTAGCTTCTCTGTCTTAACAACACCAGACCTGTCAAGCAAGTCTTTGGCAGCAGCCAGCTTTTCCTTGATGCCAAGCTCTGTAGGGTCGTCAATGCCGCTGATGACAGCCATAGCCGCTTTAGGCGCATGCATAGCAATGTATAGCTGCGTTGCTTCGATGATGTGCTCTTTCAGAGCAAACATCAACTCCTTTGTAGGATAGTTTTTGCTGTAGCCTGCAAGCTCTTTAGCGCGAACAGGACTACCATTGGCATCACCAAGCAATGCATCAATGAATTTCTTCTGTTGTTCGTTGAGAGGTGTTTTCATAATTAGAGTTTGGTAGCGTAATATTCTTCTGTCTTGATAGAAACAGTGATGGCGCTGCTGCCAACATTGGCAAAGCCAGTTATTTTATCGTTCTTGTCTAGATAGAGAGGCGCAGTGATTTGAAGAATACTACGAGGCTTCATTCTCACAGCATCCATAATGTCATATGACACAGCATCAACAGCACTATACCACTGTATCGTTACATTAATCGTTACATCACTTCCATTAGAAACAAAGATGCTGCTAACGTCAGCTTTGAATGCTGAGGGGACAACGTAGATGTCTTGTGGACTTGTTGTCAGCGCCAACGCCACTGTTCGTTTCTTATTACTCATATCACCTACTGATTTCTTCCCAATCCAATGACGCCAACACCTGATCACCGTTAGTTGCAGAGGTGCATATAAGCGTTAGTTCATATGGAGTGGGTGTAAACGAATTGCGTTCAAGCTGAAACTTAAACAAAGCTTCCTTCAAGATGTCAATTGTTGACGATCCCTGATTTGAGCCTTGGAAGAAACCAGAAGCAAGCGCTCTACCAGTGCCTATAGAAAATGATGTTCCGGTAGTGTTATATTCAACGGAGGAATCAGCACCAGCACTTGTCCAAGTGCCACCAGTTGTTGTTCCAGAAGCAACCAGTTGCCATTTATAGTTGGCATTGTTAGTGATACCAAGTATTGAGATGGCTGTAAGAATGACAATGCCATCAAGCCTAGTAGACTTCAGACGAATAGAAACAATGGGATAAATGGTGCCGGCTGTAGTGAGCGTCTTAGGGCTTGTTACATCAGTGCCGATAGTTTGCTGCACTCCACGAAGCTCATAGCCGCCTTCAGAAATAACAGACGAACACACTTGCTTCAATGTGCTAGAGGATGCCGTCGTTGATGTGTTGGTCATCTCGTAACGAAGCGGCAATGACGCAGTGGTGATGTACGTTGTAGTGATGAGGTTTGCGTGATGGAAACTATGTGCAGGAACAAAGACACCATCGATGACAAAACCCATCCGCACAGTGCCAAGACCAAGCCATTCAACATCCATGTACAAAATCTGTGCTTTGGATGCGTCAAGAGTGATGCCGGACTCACCTGTACCATCAAGCTTGTCTTGATTCCAACTCGCCTGAGCTACACGTGTATTGGCTGTAGAGCCGCTAACACCGCTACGCTCAACAAAATATAGGGCTGTGCCGTCTCGTTCGAAATAGAGCCCGTTGCTGGCTCCAAAATATCCACATCGCTGACGCAAATTTGCTTTTGCTTCTCCGAACACAAACGTAGACATTACAAGCAAACTCTTACCGGGCTGATAAGAAAACACCTTCGTTGTTTCACGAATAATTTCATCACCGCTGGCTGTACCAACAGAAAGATTGATGAGCCCTTCGTTAGCGCTGAAGGTGGCAGAAGCAGTGCCTGTAATTTTGTCTGCCCACAAGTCATTGTCACTGAATCGATGTGACGAATCAAACAATGTCATTGGGCTGCTAACACGCACTCGCCCAAAGGCATCGACGGAAGTGCCGCCAATAGTGACGGTGTTTCCGGTTTCGTCAATGCGTACCAGCGCGGGATAGCTTGTTATGCTCACTTCTTTTTCCTACGAGCTTCAGACAACGCAATAGCAACAGCCTGTTTCTGACTCTTGACAACAGGAGCCTTCTTACCAGCACCGCTATGCAGAGCGCCAGCCTTAAACTCCTTCATCACTTTGCCAACTTTGGCTTGTTGCTTAGGTGTCATCACTTCTTCTTACTCCCGCACATGCCACCCATATTCATCTTCGTCTTGCCTTTGCCCTTAGCAGGCATAGCAATCATAATGGCTACAGCAGCACCGGGCTTCTTGCCTTTGACAGCACCACCCTTTGCCATTTTCTTCTCAGCCATCATGCACTTGCCTGCTTTCTTACAGGCAGCGGTGTTGGGACATCCTGCACATGGCTTCATTTCTTTTTCCCCTTTGCTGCAACAGTTTTCTTCTTAACAACACCACCCTTTGCAAAGTCTGATGGCATAGTAAATTGTTTACCTACAGCACCCCTAAGAATTTGTTCTGCACCAGCTTTGTTGCCGGTACGACGAAGATAACGCAAAGCATCTGCTGATGTATATCGACGTTGTTGTGCTGGAGCTGTTGGTGCAGCACCACCGCCCGGCATATACGGAGCAGATTGTGGAGCAGACTTAGCCATTTCAGATTGCTGTGCCATCATTTGTGGTTGTTTAGCTGCCATATCTTTCGGAGGTGCTTGCATTCCTGTATTAGGAACGCCACCACCCATAGCATACTTCTTAGCAGGCTTCTTTGTCATCATCGTCTTCATTTCTTCTTTCCTTTCACAGCACCGCCATACGCCAGCTTCTTAGGCGCAATGGCTTTCGTCTTCATAGAAGACGCACGTGCAAGCATGGGCTTCTTAGGGCCTTTAACGCCTGCATAGATGGTGGGGACGCTGCCACCCTTTGCCAAGCCAACAGACGCCCGCGCACGTTCGCGAGTGTCGTCAGAGATGTTCTCATGTTGTCCTTCATCTACCTTAGCAGACTTAGGCTTTGCCATCTCTGTTGTATAGCGCTTGCCCTGCCACGTAAACGTAGCCTTGTCGTCCTTACGCGCAGCAGCAAACGCTTCCTTGAACGTCATGTCAGCCTTCTTAGGCTCTTCCTTCTTAGCCTCTTCTTTACGCGGAGCAGGCTTGTCTTCATCCATTGTCCGAGGAGCAACAGAAACACGCTTAGGAGCGCTGTCTTCTTCGTCATCCATCATAGCCCTACCAGCACCATAGCCAGCGAGCCCAGCGCCTGCTACAGCGCCTGCACGGCTACCTGTACGAAGCATAGCCCTACCACCAGCCTCTTGCACACTACGACGACGAAGTTCAGCGCCCTTCTTGATGTCTTCAGCTTCGTCAACACGTGCGCCCAAAGCCTTACGCATCTGAGCAACATCGCTCTTGGTTTCCTTGACAACATCGTCGTCAAGATCGCCAGCAAGCCTGTTCTTGCCTTTGTTAGCAGCACCACGACGGGTAGTGCCACCAACACCCCTAGTCAACAAACGAGCTAACATATTTCATTTCTTCCTATATTTAGCTGTCTTAGCAGCTACGCTTTCTGGTTGAGCAACAAATTGCTTACCAACTTTACCACCAGCAGCCTTAGCAGCGTTTGTGGCTTTCTTTTCGCTATCACTCAAAGCAGACCAAGCCGCTTTAGGCAAATAACGCCGCTTTCCATCAGAGGGCTTCCCAGAAGACGTTGTCCACTCCTGCTTAGTCCATTTTGTCATAGACTTTTGAGCTTCTGTCTTTTCTCCTGTATAGCCACCACCCTTATCCTTATACATCTTACCAGCAAGCTGCATGGCTCTAGCTGAATGACCACCCATCTTAGCCTTCGCCTGAGCCTTTGCAGACTCCCACAGCCTTTCGTTAGTGCGTCCCATTAACGTAAACTTCCGTCTTGCTTACGCTTAACGCTTCTGTTCTTGCTGGCAGCGACAACGCGCAAATTACCACGCCCATTGCCACCACCCTTCGACAAAGGCTTTTTGTGATCGACATCACGCCCGTCTCCTTTGTAAGCCCTTCCCTCTTCCATCATCAACGCTCTAGCAGCATTACGCTTTGAACGCTCTTTGACACGTGTGGGCTTGTTGTCCTTTTCCCACTCAAGCTCGGCAGAATAGTTTCTCTGCCCATTCTTCATAAACGGCATATGTGTTAATGGAAAAATTTACTACCAAACTGAATAAGAGCAAACAACGTAATGGCAAGGCTCCATACACCAATGCCTCTGTTCACCCACATCTGCACCGTCTTGTCTGTCTTGCCTACAGCAGTCTCAACAGCTACAACACGCTGCTCCACTCTACCAATACGTTCGCCTTGATTTGCCAGCCGCTCTTCAACAAGAACAAGCTTCATAACAGCATCAGCCA